ACGCCCATCGCGAGCATTTCAATGGTCGATCGCAACGAGTGTTGCGCCGCCATGGCCTGCGTGGAGAATCCGTGCGCGCTCTCGCTTACTTGTCCGAGACGCTGGGACAGCGAAGCAAGCGATGCTTGATATTCTTCGCTGCTCAACTTCCCCGCGACCAGATCGGCGGCGAGCGCCTTTTGCCCTCGCGTAAATAGCTCCTGCGTCTGGTCACTCTTGCTATACCTCGCGGCCAGCATCTCCATGTCGGTGATGTATTGCGAGCGCGACGTGACGCCCTGCGCAACAGCGTCATCAAGCGTCTTTTGTGCCTTAGCGAAAGAGTTGGTCGAACGGAAGGTTTCATCAATCCGGTTGCGAACACGGTCATAGGCATTTGCGGCGCTGACTTGCCGTTTTTGCACCTGTTCCGAGACCTCAACGCCTTCCTGCGACTTCTGGTTCAGATTTTCTTGGGACGCCGCGACAGCATCGAGGTCGGCCTTGACCTTATCCATGCCTTCGGTCGTGCCGCGCACGATCAATTCGGCAATCTGCTCAAGGTCCATGTCATTTCCTCGCACGCAGCCAAACAGCGTCGGCCGCGCGTAGCAGTCTCAGAAATACGTCGAACTCATCAGCATCGCGCACGCCATAGCGCCGCGCGACCCGGTCAATGTCTGCCCATGTCAGCGGCGCTGATCGACTGAGGCACAATTCGCGAAAGATGGTGTAGGCAAATGATGCCGTCTCATAGAGAGGCGGGGCTAGCGCGTCCTGCGGGACGGGTTCGCCAGCCTCAAGAGCCGCCGCCTGGATTGCGGCAGCGTGCGGACCGATTGGCGATAAATCCCATTCGATCCGCTCGATCAGTTTTTTTCCGCAGCCTCGACCGCTTCGCCCATGCCTTCCGCGACCTGGCTTGCCGCGTAAAGACAGCCGTCGCGAAAGCGACGGAAGCGCGGGTCAGACAATAATTCGCGAGCCTTAGCCTGAGAAAATGGCACAGCGGCTCCATTCGCCGTCAGCCCGTCCCACGCTATCAACGCGGCTTGCACGAGGCATTCAGTCGTGATCCGGTCCCGCTCCTCGGGATCAGTAATCATGCCGCTACCGTCTTTTTTGCTACGCGGGACTGCAAGAGCAAGTTTTGCTGCCAGCCGCCGCCAATCGGCATTGCCGAGACCGCGCGTCTTGATCCGAATGTTCCCAAGTTCGGGAATATCCTGAACCCAGGCCCCGGTTTCAATCTGCGAAGCATCAAGCGAAAGGTCGTTCAGGTCCATAAATCACCCTTGAATTAAGCCGAAGTCGGCAGATACCAGAAGCGGCCGGCCGAGATCGTTCCGAATGTCGTGTCGAGTTTCGCGGCATAGGTGCCGTTAAACATGCGGTCTTGGTTCTTGCCTGGTACAGGAGCCGAACCCGTCAGCTTGACCTTCGCGACATGCACCACCAGGCTCTCACGATTACCGTCTGCGCGCCCAGTGCGAAGCATGATTGAAGTTTCACTGTCGGTTAGAACTGCGCTGAGATAGGTCAGGTCACCGAAATAAGCGTTGAAGTTGCCGCTCACTTCCAGTTCGTAGTCGGATATGCCTGTCGCTCCCAAAACACTGATGCCGGTCTGGCGCGACAGGTTGTTCTTCAGGTTGATGCCGATTTCCGTCAGATATGACGGCGCAGCAACCAACGTCCCACCAATTGCAAGCCGACCGACATTCGAAGATGCGTTCAGAACCGCATACTGCGGCGCGTCGATATCTGTTGCTCCGGATGCCCGCGTTGTGCCTGCACTGCCGGCAAGCCCTAGCCAGCCAAAGCTGCCGGTAATAATCGACGCCGCCTTGAACTGCATCGACATCGAATCAATCTGGCTTCCTGTGAAATATTCATAAGCCGGCGACGCCAAATCCTGCTGCTGCCGCTCGATCGTGAACGACCGTTGCGTGGTACCGTTGCGCACATAATCGCCGTAGAACAGTTGGATCGTCTTGCCGGTGCCAGTATCGGCTGTCCACCCGCTCGGGACGACTGCGAGAGACAGCTTATTAGCTGCAACCGCAGAGACCAGCGCCCAGCTATTGTTTGCCGAAGTGGTGAATTTCGACCCTGCGCTGTCGCCGCCGATTTTGATCCACTCTCCGACATTGATACCGAGCGTAGTAAAATCGAGGGTCGTTGACGTTAAGGCGTTGCCGCCACTGGTCGCGGCCTCGATATCACCAGAAGCGCCCTCATGGCCGACCACGCGAACGCTTGCGCCGACTGGGACCGTCCCCTCCGCTGTAAACGATGACGACGGACAGACGATTGTAGTTGACGTTGACGACGAAACAACGGTGATGATGTCGTTATTCGCGGAATTGGCAAACCCCGTCGTCAGGATCAGATTATTAGCCAGAAAGCTACTGCCGCCAGATGCAACGGTGAAGGTCGTAGCCGTCAGGTCTGAAATCTCGGTACCTTCTGTGGCGACAGTGATGCTCGGCTTGGATGACCAAGTACCCTGCAACGCGGCTTCAATCAGGTCATCATGGGCATGGAACGACAACTCGATGCCCGTCTCTCCGTTGGTGTTGAGATCGACAAGGATTTGATCGACAACCTGACGATCGGCCCGGATTTCGTTCGACGTTGTGCGCGTCGGCTGCAATTGCAGCGTGTTCGATGTCACGCGCATTTCCTTAAAGGCAGGACTTGCCGGCGTGGTGCCCGCAGTCACCTCCTGCACATAACTGGTTTTGGAACGGTTGGACGAGCCCATAAGAGCCTCCTAAGTTGTGCGCTTTGGGCGCGATGAAATCAGGCGAAAAGGTCGTAGAAATACGGGACCGAGAAGCTCAGCACCCAATACGCGCCGGAATCGTTCTGGTCGTTATCGACGGCCGGCGACGGCGAATAAGTCGTGACGCCACCGAATTGCTTGGCGCGGAACAGGCTGCGCAACTCATCACACCAGCCGGCTGCCGTGGTTTGCCCAAGGCCGCGCTTGACGGTCATGATAATTCTGATCGCGCCTTCCTCTCTGAAGACGCGGTTGCCAACACCAGCCATCCCTGCATGGCGCTCGCTCGCAATCGGATACTGCACTTGCAGGAATGGAGTGGCTGGCGCTTCTCCTAGTGTATTCGCTGCAATAACCGCGAAGCTTGTCGTGTCGCTGGCCTGCCATGTCGTGCCGAGATAGGTGCGAACTGCATCTATGACCGCTTTGCTTGCCATTTACTTGACCGAAATAACGATTGCCGGCTGGTTGGAATCGCGCTGGATAGCCGAGCGCGTGTTTTTCTTGCGGCGCATCGATCGGCTATTCGACCGCGCCCAATTCACCACAGCGCCGCTTGTCGGCGCGCGATAGGTAAACCTGAATTTCGCGAGGCGCCCGAACCGCTGTTGCGCAAGCGCAGCAACCGCCTCGTAAACGCCTTCAGGCGCTTGCCGTGACAGGCCTCTTTCGATCTTTCGCGCGTATGGCTGAAGATTCAAAAACACGTATTCAGAAGCCGAAGGCGGTGCGGCCGGGTCGCATTCCGTTCCGTCAGCAAACAGAACATGAGATTTCGAATAACGCCCTGTCAGTTTTGGCGATGCCTCGACTAGTCGTTGATTGATCCAGGCCAACGCCTCGCCCATCAAATGAAACGAGAACGCGATTGTGCCGTCTGGCCTCACCCGCTCTAGCGGCGCTTCCGCGACACCATCAACGAACGTATCGTACTCAGGCGGTGCGCCGCCCGTTGCCTTGGCGTTTATATCAAGCGCCTCGTCCCGCTTCTCGCGGGCGAACTCAGCCAATCGCTTGCTGCGCGCCTCTGGCGACAGCAGCTTATCAAACGCTACCTTGAAATCGAGGCGCAACGGCTGCACGCGAACCGTCGCGCTCATCCGACCACCTGAAATCCCAGCGCAACCAGCGTCCCACCGATCCGCCGCGTGTTATCGTCAATCCCCTCGATCGCAAGCTCGCTACCGCCGATGATAGCTTTATCGGTCGGCACAACAGGCAAGATTGATGCGAGTGTATCCACAAGCGCAATAACCTTTCTGCGCTTCTGCGTCATCGATCCGGTGAATTCCTCGATCTCGGCTCCGGTCACGCGCGCCTTTGTTGTCGTATCCGTGTAAGTGCCATCTGCTGCATACCGACGAATGGCGATGTCTTCGCCTATCTCATTGATAAAGGCTCGATGCTGCGCGAGCGCTGTTGCGGCGTCCATTCACCAAGACCTATATGCACTGAGAAGATTTTCTATCGCAGTTCGGGCAATATCGGCCGCTGCAGCCGTGACTTGGTAGCGCTTTTCTCCCATACCCTCGACCTTATCGAGTTGGACGAACATATTTGCCGTATTCGACAGCATCCCGCGGACGCCTAGCGTGATGGCCTGAATTATCGCGGCCGGCATCGTATCGGTCGGCGTCAGTGCATATCCGCACTGGTAACGGATGCGGACGGATTCATAATCACAGCGCGCGATCGGCCAAAGCTGCAGATATGGCGGCGCGATGGCCTGCTTGCCTTTCGAGCCAGAGGCTAGGAGGCGATAATCCGTACCTTCGACAAGCGTGTATTCGGTCCCGCCTTGGTCGTCATACTTGACGCTGGTGATCGAGATCAGCGGCGGGAATGGAAGATTAATCTGGCAGTCGCCAGGGAAGCCACGCAAGCGCAGTTCCCACGTCTGCGGCCGAAGCGCGCGACCCAACCACCCGCCCGTGGCAGGATCAAGCTGCGAAATCATTGCGGCCAGCGCCGCGTCAATCATGTCATCTTGCGACGTGTCCGTAATTCCGAGCGCGCTCTTGACCGCTGCCTTAGTTGTGACGTCATCGGTAGGCGATGTGATCAGAACGCGCGTGCAAGCATCTGACATGCAGGAAATGCCTTACTTAAAGAAGTAAGGGCGGCATAGCGCCGCCCTCAATTCACATTAGACCGGCGGGTTTGCAGTCGGTTGCCGCGACGGGTAGCCAAGCACCCAATTCCCGGCGAGGAATGCGTTGCCGGTGTTGTTGGCCGGCGTCAC